CATTGTTTTCTGCTGTCTTCCATTCTGGTCTGCTTGAGTGTGCAGATATTTGGAATAGTTTAGTTCCACCTGACCAAGAAGCAGTTCCTACTTGTACCCAAGCATTAGAACTATTCTTGTAATAAATTTTATTTGCATTGTTTGTTGTATTGATTGCATAATCACCTTGTGAACCAATTGCTGTTTTTGGTGTTCCTGTAGACACACCTCCAACTAGATCGCTAGTTGATGTGATGTAGATTGGATCGATAGCAGTGAATGTTTGATCTGTTGATGACCACTCAAATATTCCTGGAACGTTTGATGATAAATCAAACCAATAACTGCCGTTGGTTGGAGCAGCTGATGGAGCAGTTGCACTACCAATCAATTGTGAAAGATTGATATTTGCTCTTAATATAAAAGCTCTGTTAGCAATACCTAAGAATGAATAAGCTGCTTGCAAGCCGTATTCGTTTAGCTCATAACCATTCAAAGAATTGTTTCCTGAATCTGTGTAGAATTTTGGATCTCCAAAAGTCTCTGTTAATTCTCTCTGAGAAGAGATCAAATATACTGAATTTGCATTAGCAGTTTTAGTGCCTGATGCTACGGCTGATCCTGCGCCGTTTAATTTGTCTTGTGCTGCAGCAACAATTATTAGTGGTGTTGTTCCCGCATCTGATGGTACATAGAAACTCTCGTTTATTACTGTAACTTCTACGCCTGGTGATGTTAATGCCATTTTTAGTTCTCCTTGCAAGTATAACTGATGTATTTATTGTTCTGCACGGTTTTTGCGGCGTTATATTGACAATTTTGGTGCCTATATAGGGCACGTAAATACACATATGAAACGACCCTTGTGTAACACTTGTAAATCCAAGCCCAGAGCATATGGCTATCGTAAGGGCACTAAAATCTATTGGCGTAGTCAGTGCGACACTTGCATACGCAAAAGTAAGAATTTAAAAACCAATGGTCCTGCTCGTTGGTTCCAATCTGGCTATCGTAAAAAAACACGCTGTGAGTTGTGTGGATTCAAAGCAGTGAACGAGCAACAAATGGATGTGTTTCATGTGGATGGCAATAGAAACAACACATCAGTTTATAACTTAAAAACTATCTGTGCCAATTGTCAGCGTTTAAAAAGCACGCAAGATTTAGGATGGTCTATTGGGGATCTTGAAGTAGATGCTTAATCATATGATCCACTTTTATTTTTAAATCTTCTAAATTGCCTGAATTATCTATCTCATAATCAAATCTTTGTCCTATCCAATCCCATTCGCTTTGATGCACAGCTCTCTCTTGCATTTCTTTTTGTGTGGGTATAGGTCCTCGTCTAACCAGCACAACTCGGCCTTTTAATGCTCTAATAGTTTCTATCTCATTGATAAATCTTGTGTCGCTGAGTACTATTTTTCCGCCTTTATAACGAGCAGTGAATGAGTCTATCCAAATACTGTCATGAAAATGTCCTCGCATAACTTCGGTGCCCCAATATTGTAGAATATATCTTGGTGTTACTGCTTTATCAAGTTTATTACTCCAATAAGGATCAATTCTTTCTCTCCACATTCTGCTCTCTTGTGTGGCTCCTTCTAATAATTCTCTATCCCATCCAAATATTGCACTGACAGCATCTTTTAATGATTTTGCAAAACTGTCTCTTTGAAATTCGTGTTCTTTAACCAAGAATTCTGCTACTGTGTCTTTGCCAGATCCAATTAATCCTACTAATCCTATAAGCATGTAAATATATTACAGGTTTTTTAATCTTTTTGCAATCTCTTGCTGAGTTTTTTTAACAGTGTTTAATATTTGTTTTCGCATTGCAGGTTTGTCGGCGATTCTGCTCATATTTTCCAATGCGGTTACTAGATCTTCTAGCTCTTCGAGTGTTAGATCGTGAATTTTTTTAATGCCTGTGTTAGCCATAATCAAATATATTTAATCTGAAGTTTTAAAGAATTCTAAGATAATAAAAAGAATTAACCGATAATAAAACTAGTTGCCGCACCACCATCCATATTCAGAACAATTTCTTGATCTAATTTTTCCATTAGTGCCATGCCTTCTTGTTTTAATGTTTCGCCATTTAAAGTGGTTCCACCCTGTGGACCATTGATAGTTCCAAATTTACTTCTTGCTTCACCTAACATAACTTTACAAACTGCTAGAGTATAATCTCTCAACCACGGTTTGCTGTAGATATCTTTTAATAGAGTTATGTCTGGTCTAAAATTATCTGTATGTAATAAAACTCTTTCTGTATCAATTCTTGGACGCTGTGTTATAGTTAAAGTTTTTGTTGCATTGTCATAATGAAATTGAATAAATGAACCAAACATTTTTCCTACTAATTCTTGATAAGACGCAAAAGCATAATAAGTCGCTAAACCACCAGCTGCACCTGCTCGCATAAGATAGGTATTAGTGTAGGCCAAATTAAATGGTTCAAAAAGAGTTCCTCCTTGACCATCTCCTCGAGTACCTACTGTTGCTCGTGCCATTTCTCTAACATTAATAACTTCGTCAGGTAGAATGTATTTGTTTTGATTTTCTTTAAGATCTAAGAAAGAATAGCTCTCTTCTACAGAATTATTAGATCTTTGTCTAAAACGGTTTATGGCTCTTTCCAGTGCAACTTGGTAGTGTTTTGGGTCTAATTCCACCTCAATCATACCGTCGCCTAGGTTAGTTTTAACGTATTCAAATACTTCTTGTTGTGCTGTTTGTAACTCTGACATATGGATATTTATGGCTGCTGTCTTTTCTATAAATATGGTTAGTATGCCACGTTTATCAATATACAAGCCAGAAAAAGGCAACGATTATAGGTTCTTTGATCGCAATATAAATGAGATGTTCCAAGTGGGCGGAGTGGACATCTTTTTGCACAAATACATAGGCACATACGATCAAGGAGCAACTAACAAAGACGGACCTGCTAGTCCTACATTACCTGCCGAAAGCACACTGGGCGAAAGAACCATACAAGATCTACTTTTCTTAGAAAATAGAGACAGAAAATACGATGCAGACGTATATGTTATTAGAGGTATCTACAACGTGCAAGATACGGATTTTAATCTCAGTCAATTCGGTATGTTTTTACAAAACGATACACTATTCCTAACAGTGCATTTAAATGATGTAGTGGAAAGATTGGGTAGAAAACCCATGTCAGGTGATGTGGTAGAATTTCCTAATTTAAAAGATGATTACAGTTTAGATGCTAGTATACCTATAGCTCTAAAAAGATTCTATGTTATTGAAGATGTGAATAGATCAGCAGAAGGTTTTTCTCCCACATATTGGCCACACCTATTAAGATTAAAATTAAAAACAATAGTGGACAGTCAAGAATTCCGAGATATAATAGGAGATGCTACCACCGAGGGTTCTCTTGCAAGTTACATGAGTACCTATAACAAAGAAAAAGAAATCAACGATGCTATTATTGCTCAAGCTGAGGCAGATGCTCCAAAATCAGGATTTAATTATAAACAATTTTATGTTACGCCTATCGATGAGCGAGGTAATATACGATTAGAAGGAGTAAACTCTAACGAATCTATTTCGTCAGATCAACCTATCAATGCTGTGATAGACACACCAGCTAGCAGCCACTACGGATTCTATTATAACGGTGATGGCATACCACCTAATGGATATGTTGCAGGTGCAGGAACCAGTTTTCCAACATCAAATGTCAACAAAGGTGATTATTTCTTAAGATTAGATTTCTTACCTAATAGATTATTCCGATTCGATGGTATACGATGGATCAAAGTGGAAGACAGTGTGAGATTAACCACAACTAACAACAATACTAGAAATACATTTAAAACTGGTTTTGTTAATAACAGTAACACTACTACAATTAATGGATTAACTGTGGAGCAGAGACAAACATTAACGAATGCTCTAAAACCAAAGGCTGACAACTAATGTTGCATTTTTACGACGGACAGATTAGAAAATTTATGACTCAATTCGTTAGAGTATTGAGTAATTTTTCTATTGAATTGGGCAAAGGCAAAGATGGTGTGGTACAATTACGACAAGTGCCAGTGACCTATGGTGACATGACTCGTCAAGTGGCCAACATTATTAGAAATAACAGTGAAAATGCTCTACAATCAGCACCAAAAATTGCTGCATATATCACAGCATTAGAATATGACCGAGAAAGAATGCAAAATCCTTATCATATAGAAAAACAACATCTCAAAGAAAGAAATGCAACTGGAGAATATGACAACACTCTAGGAGCTGGATATACTATAGAAAAAGTAATGCCAAGTCCATTTAGATTAAATGTTAACGCTGATATCTATACCACAAATACAGATATGAAATTACAGATATTAGAACAAATTCTGTATCTTTTTAATCCAGATTTTGAAATTCAAAAGAGTGACAACTATATCGATTGGACCAGCTTGAGTTATATTGAGCTGACAGGAATAACATTCAGTTCAAGAACCATTCCGGTGGGTGCCGATACAGAGATGGACGTGGCGTCGATTAGCTTCAGCATGCCTATATGGTTGTCACCACCAGTTAAAGTTTCCAAATTAGGAGTAATACAAAAAATTATTATGAGTGTATATGATGACAACGGTGGTATTTCTGAAGGATTAATAGATGGTACTCTAATATCAAAATCTTATGTAACTCCTAACAACTATGCTTTATTATTAACAGGTAATCAGTTGAGAATATTAGGCAGTACAGGCACCAATGTAAGTTCAGGTGGAGATGGATTCTACACAGGCGCTCGAGCAGAAACAACGCTAGATCCTTTTGAACAATTTGGTCCTCCAATAAACTGGAACATATTATTAAATCAATATGGAAGAATTACAAACGGTTTGAGTCAAATTAAATTAGAACAAGAAAACGGCAATGAAGTAGTGGGTACCATATCAGTATCTCCTCTAGATGAAACTATTCTTCTATTGAATATTGACAGTGATACAATACCTGCCAACACTATACCATCTGTTAATAAAATTATAAATCCATTAACATTTGATGCTAGTGTTGCTCCAACTAATGGTACAAGATATCTTATTACAGCAGATATTGGAGACAGCACACAATACTGGCAAGGCGGATTAAATGCTCAAGCCAATGATATTGTACAATATAACAGTGCTACTGATACATGGAGTGTGGTATGGTCGGCAGCAGATTTTGATTCCACAGTGGAATATGTTACCAATCTTAACACAGGTATTCAATACAAATACAACGGCACAAACTGGGTTAAGAGTTACGAAGGTATCTATATTGCAGGCAAGTGGACACTCGTGCTATAATAATTAGATGCAAGAAAATATCATATGTTCTGGTGCGTTGTTTTACGCAGTAAATACGAAAAGATTTCTATTTCTACAACGCAATGATGAAAAAACTCGTGGCATGTGGGGATTAGTGGGAGGAAGAAACAAATACACAGAGAGTGCATTTGAAGGACTATGCGTCTCTGAAGAATTTTTGCCACAATTAAATGAAGAACACAGCTCATATGCTTGGTGTGCGTTTGAATGCTGGCCAAAAAATCTTCATGCAGGATTAAGAAATACTCTTAATAATAAAAGTATCAAAGGCAAATTACAAACTATATTAGATTTAATTGTTTAGATCAGGATACATTTTTTGTAGAGCTGATCGATCTATCCACGGATACCAATAAGCAGTAACCATGTCTATACACTTATACACATGATTCCAGTGAGCTTCCATCCATTCTAATTCGTAGGTGTATTCTTGAAAATTGCCTGCGTTAGGATCAATTTCTATGTTGGATACATGCACAGGTTCTGTCTGTGAGGACACGAAACTAGGAAAGAAGTCCATTGGATTGAACATACTGTAATTATCTAAAATAGCTCAACTATATTAGTTGCCTATTTCAAAGAAACTGTCCAGTGATGTTATTAAGGCCAAAATTAATAGAGCCACTAGCATGATACCAGACAGAGCTGCATACAAAGGCTCGTGTTTCTCGTAATGATCTTTTACTTTTTTCTTAATTTTATTCAACCAGCGATTTTCGCATTCATTATACGGTTGCATTTTTTTAATCCTAATTAAACACTGAGCCCGTTGCCGAGCTCAGTGAGTCGTTTTTGGGTATTAGTTTTTAGCTACACCGTTTGTGAAAACTGAATAGAATTTCTGAACATTGTCTTGAAATTCTTTCACATTCTTCTGAATGGTTTCAGGTTTAAAACTTTCCTGAACTCTTTCATTGAACTTCTTCACGTTCTCAACCAAGATTTGAGCTTGTTCGTTGTAGTTCTGACCGTTGGTTACAAAGTCATTGAATTTCTTTGCTGTATCAATGATATCTTCCGCAGTCACTACTGGAGCCTTAAACTCAGCAACCACTTGGTCACCATCTTTCTTTAGGCTGTACTCGTACTCGGCTTGTTTGATTGTGTAGTTGAACTCAGCGATTTGTTTCGCAAGTCCTAATAGATCGGCACGTATTTCGTAGCCGCTTTTTGATTTAATGTTTGACATAATAAAAACTCCTTTCTGTGTGTGTGTTTGTGTTTTTGTTGTGTCGACTATATTTATAACACGAAAATAGAGATCTGTCAACTGTTTGGTAAAATTATACCACAGTTCTGTGTCTAACCATGGTAACTTTCAGTATAGATTCACCATTTGATGTGGCTTTTAATCTTACCAAGCTACCTTGCACATCAGATGTGATGCTTATCAGTCCTGTAGGGTATGAATTACCTGTGGTTACAAGGTTATACACAGTATTGTAAGCATCTGTGCCATTGTGTACCACTGCCACTTCCTGAGCATCATACTCTCCTAGGTTGGTAGCTGACACTGTGATGAAGTATTTGGCACCACGATAAAGGGTTTTATTCCATGAGTCTAGTGTTTTAAATGGATCCACAGTAGCAGGTTTAGGTATATTCCATCGGTAGGCGTTCACTGTAGTATTTCCTCCGCTGTTGCTGATAGCACTTAGAGTCACCACTCCGTTGGTGTGTATCACATCAAATGTTAACATTTCATTATTTTTAGAAGACACAAAACTGCTAGCTACCGCTGCTACCACACCTTCGCTGGACACATACACATCATAGGCTGATGCTGTGCCTTCAGTGGAGTTATAAGCTGTTACAAAATAATTACAAGCCACATATGCCTGCGAGCTGTCATCGTTGGAAACAGAACTCCACTCGTCGACTGTTGTGGCAGACGATGTTACAGTCACACTGTTTAATACTTTGGTATACGTTCCTGCGTTAGCAGTTTCCGAATCTTGCAATCTAATCCTGTACATTCTAACATCGTAGTTCACTGATGTAGGAGCATTCGCTAATAATCTCACATTGCCTCCAGATATATCCGCTGCTAGAGTGATCAAAGGAGTGTCGTTAATATTGGTGTTGACTTGATTGTATGGCATCACATATGCCACACTGCCATCGTGTACTAGTAAAGCCTCAACGTTGCTGACTTCTCCAGAATCAGTATCTTTGGCAGAAATATAGTATTTGGCTCCTCTGAATGAAGATGAGCTCCAGCTGTCAATAGTGTTCAATCCTGTGTTGGTCTCTCTCAATAGATTGGTTCTGTAGGCATTTACCACTGTGGTACCTCCACTGCTGCTAGCAGCAGATAGAGTCACTGTGCCTCCAGCCCATGCTGCGGTAAATGTTAGATTAGCAGTATTTTTTGTAGATAAACCATGGCTGGATACATAGGCATCTGCGCCATCTGTAACCACAAATACTTCTGATACTTCGGCCACTGCTTCTGTGGCGTTGTAAGCAGTCACTATGTAATGAGCTCCTGTAACAGCATTAGATGCGAATGTGTCTATGGCCTGTTCGCTGGATCCCACATTTGTGGTACCTACCACTTTGTTGTATGTTGTGGTTGAATTAGATTCAGAATCAGTTAACATTACTCGATACATTCTCACAGTAAAATTTTTCTCACGTGGATTTTTAGCCAATAAGTTGAATGTACTAGACACTATCTCTACATCAAAATCCATAAGAGCACTGTTACCGGTGTATAAAGGATTGTAAGTGGTTACGTAAGGAGTTGTGCCATCGTGTGTAACCAATACTTCGATATTTTGTTTCTCTCCTGTGTCGGTAGCACTGGCAGAAATATAGTATTTGGCACCTCTATAGGTACTCTTGCTCCATGAGTCCAACACTCTGTAACCACCATTGTCCCTCAATAGATGTGTTCTATAAGCATTAAGTGTATAGCTGGTACCATCATAGGTTGCAGCTTTAAGAGTAACTGTGTTGCCTGCCTGTGATACAGTGAAATTTATGTGAGCAGTGTTGTCTGAAGATGCATAGTTTGAAGAAACAAAAGCATTGGTTCCATCGCTGACTACAAATACGTCATATAATGCAGCAGTGTTTAGAGTGCTGTTAGAAACGGAAACAATATAGTGTGCTCCATTGTATGTGGTAGCATTAAATGAGTCAAATGTTTCGCCTGTCGTAGATGATATTGATGTAGCACCAATAATATTAATATAAGAACCAGAAGATCCGGACTCTGAGTCACTTAATCTTATTCTATAGCTTCTCACAGTGGTGTTAAAATTACAAGAAGCCAATAATCTCACATTGCCTCCAGATATGTCAGTAGTCAGTGTGATAAGAGTGTTGTTGCCAGAAAAGATATCATTGAATGTGTTGATGTAAGACAGTGTGCCATCGTGGAATAATCTCACTTCAATGTTGCTTACTTCTCCATTAGCAGATGTGGCACTGATATAATATCTTGCTGCTCTGTAAGTGGTCTTACTCCAACTGTCCAGCACAGTAGTTGTAGATCCTAATCCTGTGGATACTAATGTAGCAACATTGCCAGATGATGCAGCAGTGGTGCTGGTACCTAATCCTACTCGATAATATTTTACAGAATTAAGATTGGTTGAACCGGTACTAGTCAATCTCACTTTGTTGTTAGTGATATCTGCTCCAAAAACAACCTGGTCTTCTGTGCCAGATTGACACACGTTACCAGAAGCAACAAAAGCTGTGGTACCATTATGCAATAATGAAATCTCAGCAGTGCCAATCTCTCCGCTATTCTCTTCTTGTGTAACTGCAAAATAGAATGCGCTCTTTAAAGCTGACGTAGCGAAGACGTCGGTAACTTTTTCATTCAATCCAATGTTCTCCATCTCCCCTACTTGCACATTTGAATTTACCACAGTGTTGTTGTATTCTTCGGCTGCTAACAAACTCATTGCTGGATTGGTTCCAGATTCTACGGTACTAGGACCAAGATTGATTCTGTGATATTTTAAAGAGTTTAAATTTGTAGTACCTGTAGCATATAATCTCACAGTTTCATAGGTAGAATCCTCGTCTAGGTCTGCTAAAGTAGCCGAATAACTCATTTGATTGTCGTTGTCTCCAGAAGCAGTTAAACCATATGTAGAAGTGTATACATCAGTTCCATCTTGCACTAAAGAAACTAAAGAGGTACCTACCTCTCCACTAACTTCATCTTTGGAAACTGCTAGATAGAATGCACTGTCATAGGCCACAGTGCTGTCGTTACTGGTACCAGTGAACTGATCTGCAATTTTAGGCGCTGTTGTAATACCTACAGTATCTCCCACAGAAATGTTGGCTGTGACAATGGTAGCAGAAACAGTGATAGTGTTTACCACAGCCATCGCCTGTGATGTTGTGGATGATGTGGTGGTAGAATCACCTAGTGCTATTCTTAGATAGCTGGCTGTATTGTTAGAAGTTGATCCTGTACCGTATATCGTCACGTTAGGATTGGCAAATCCTGCTGAAAATGTTATTTGTCCTTGATCTCCAGTGCTAACTACTCCTCCAGACCCCACAAAAGCAGCCTCTCCATCGGTAGCAGCAGATATAGATGCTGT